AATATGCTGTCGCAAACCTCTAAGTTGTCTGGGCGGGAAAAGTCAGGCAACTTGATGCCCTGCAGCTCAAACCAATCGCGAATCAACGTAAAGCAATCATTGACCCCGTATTGCCACTGGCGGCCTAGCAGGGTTTGGTGGTTAACCATTGGCGATTAGGCATTGAATAAATGTACCAAGGCAGTCTTGTGTGCTTACAAGCTGCAAGATCAGCTTCGCTCGCCGGACCGCCTTGTGGATGTGAATGCACAATAGCTTCAATCTTTCCAGTCAATGCAGCGCGTGCGTAATCAACAGGATTTAAAACAAAATCTTCCTCAGGATTAGTGGCAATATTGCGGCAAGATATATAGACGCCTGCGACTACAAGGCCACAAGCTTCTTTGGGTGATTCTTTTTCAGCATGGGCTTCAGCCTCAAGTCTGAAGTCTTGCACCTGGGAAACCTCCAAATGGCAGCAATCCTGTCGGGAACCTTTTCACGCAACTGCTATAACGCTTGCCACAATTATCTTGAGACGAACTAACCGGGTTGTCATTGATGTCAAAGCTTGCCGTTCCGATGTAACCGCATTCAGAGCCGCGGTACTGCCAAGGGCAGTGCTCTAAAATTTGACGACGTGGCAACGCAAGATTTGTCAAATCAAGCTTGCTAGTTAACTCAAACTCAACCAGCTCCGGGTTTTCGTTAGCCACTCTGTCGATGTACCAAATTTCATCTTCAAACTTTGCAGACGGGTCAGCCGTCGCATTGCCACCAGAAAAGTTAGCCGCATCAAGAAACTTTTTGCATGTCCTAATACGCGTAACTTTTGCCTGCAATGGGTTGAAGAGCAAAATTAATGCAGAGATAGCACTGTCCGCGTTGGAAATTTTCATTGACGGTCTAGGTAGCGTGCCTTTTGTCGTCAACTCAAACCCATCAACTTCAATCGGATAAGCCACGTAAGTCAAGCCGTTAAAAATAACATTCGCACTTAGCTCATTCGTTCCAGCGTGATAATAAAAAGTCTGGTTAGTCCCATTAATTTCTTCGGTTAGTTTTAGTTCAAACAGCTCAATGATTGCTGAAGGCTCAAGAGACTGAATCTGTTCTTGAATTGATTGTGGAACTGTCATGCTTCAAATACCTGCTCGAAAGTTACCTGGATCGTTGCACGATTCAAGTACGGAATGGACTTGCTCCAGTTTCGGCAGATGTACTTGCCGCTGCTATCGCCAGGAGGTGTAAAGTCAAACTTTTCAACACCACCGCGAGCATCCAGAAAGTCTTCGATGGTGTCAGCATCCGTTTCAGAAACCTCAAACGTCAGGTTGTAGGTTTTTGGGTTTTGGTTGAGGCCGAACGTGGTGCGCTGGCTATAGCCCGAACCAAACTGCGCGATGCGAACGTTTGGTGCGCTGGTTTTTTGAACACCATAAGTTGGTGCAATTGAAGGGAAATTAGCCATTAGTTAAGAAGTCCTCCAGGGCGTTTTTGCTTAATTAGTTCAGCCTGCACGGCTGCACCAATCGCCTTGCCAAGTTGCGAAGCGTTTGGACCATCACCCTCAACAGAAGAGCCAGAGGCGTCAACGTTTACAGTCACACTAGCGCCACCCATTGCGCTGTTCGGCGCAATACTGCCAGAGCGTCCAGGGGTAAATAATTCAGGGCCACGCTCGCCAACCATGTAAGACGTGCCGCCTTTCACAGTGCCACCAGAAGCCCTGCCACCACCAAATAACTTGCCAAGTATTCCACCAGTGCTTCCCAGCGCACTGAATCCTTGATTGATTCCCATCGTCAGGAATTGTCTTGCTAGCTGCTTAATAATTCCAAGAGCAGTTTCACCTAAAGTTTTAGTACCTTCAATCGCATCCAAAATTCCGTTGGTAACATTGCTTTTAATAGCGTCGCCTAGCTGTTTGTATTTATCAGCCGTTTCTTTTGCTTTCTTTGCTAATTCCTCGTCTAGTTTTTTTTGCTTACGTTTTTCATCAGTAATTCCATAGTTTTCATCCAACACATCGCGCAAGGCTTTTAATTGCTCTTCTGATAAGAGCGGGAACCTTGTTGCTAAATTTTCTTTCTCGAACTGCAACTCAAGTTCCCGTCGTTGCGTCTCAGTAGATGCCGCTTCTAGCTGTCCTTTCTGCTTGAGGCTGACAAGTAATTGGTTGGCAGACTGCTTTTGCCTTTCCAATGCCTCAGCCGCCTTTTCTGCATCTGTTTTGCCACGACTGCCGGCTGTCAAATTGCCTGCTGGCAAGATCGTATTGGCAGGCGGTTTAGTAGCGTCTTGCACTGCTTTTGCTACAGATGCTGCCTGGGAAGCTTCATATATCTCTTGCGCACGAGCTTCAACTGCGGCTGGGTCAGCTTTCCTTGTTCCGCGTCCCATCACACCGCCTAATTCTTCGCGTGCTTGTGTTCTTGCACGATTCATTTGGAACATTTCAGTCAGCTTCGCAACCGCCGCTGTTGCAGCAGTCAAAACTGAATTAATAAGATCCAACAACCCTTTAATTGCAGGCCCAAGAACTTGATCTAAACCTCTAACAAGCGTTGTAATGTTGTTGACGATTTGGCTTAACTGTGACGATACCGTTTGCCCCATAATGTCAGCGGCATCACCAGCGGCACCGGTTGCATTCTTTTGATTATCAAGGTTTTTATTGAACTTAACTAGATCATCGTTTATCAAAGGCATTAACGCTTTCAAGGCATCAACAGAGCCAAACAACTTTGTGATTTCTACTTCGCTGCCGCCTGTTTTCTCAATAACGTCTTCCAAAAATCCGCCGAAACCTTTGGTCTTGATTGCTGCACTGCTGAAGTCAAGCCCTAATCGTTTTGCGGCCTTCGCTGCTTCGCCTGTTGGCTTAACAATAGAAGCGATGATTTGGTTGATGCCTGAGAACGTACTTTCAACCGGAACGCCTTGCGCGGTCACAGTTGAGATTGCTGCGTTCAGTTCATCAATGCCAACACCAGCAGCGGCTGCAATTGGAGCAACGCGACCAATTTGACTTGCGTACTGGCCAACAACAATTTTGCCGTCGTTTTGTGTCTGGACGAAACCGTCAACAATTTTGCTGACGCTATCTGTCGTCAGGCCGAAAGCGTTCATTACGCTCGTTGCCGCGTCAGAGACTGTGTTGATGTCGGTCATGCCGCCGACAGCACCAAGCAACGAAGCCTCAAGAATTTTGGTGATGTCTGCTGCTTTACCGAAACCAGCAGAAGCTACGTCGTAAGAAGCGGCTAAAAGTTGATTGGTGCTTGCTAAGCCGCCTGTTCGAGCAACGACGCCAACAAGCTGCCCTTCAAGCGTCTTGACATCGACTCCAAGAGTTTTAACCGCAGCACGCGCTTTGTCAGCTTCAACAAAACCTTTAAAGCCTCCCACCACAGCCGCTGTTGCGCCTGCCACTAAAGAAAGCGGCCCAAGCATTCCTTTGATCGCTACCCCAAGAGCTTTTGCGCTAACGCCTGCGACTTGAGCACCTTGACCAAAAGCTTTAAAACCAGTGGCTGATTTTCTGGTAGTGCCACCGGCGGCTTGAACAGCAATCTCTAATTTTCTTACCTGTCTTTCTAACTGCGCAACTTTTCTGTTGGCATCGCGAGTTTCGACCTTAAAGCGAATACTCGTTTCTTGCACGACGCCCCTAGCAATGCACCAATCTTACCGCCGACTGTGCTTTGCGCGGTTCATTATCTTTTCTTCCTCCTCACTCTTGATTTGGAAATAAGCGGCAAAGTGAGCAAGCTCCGCATCGGTCAGTTCCGTGCGAAGCCTGCTGACTGTCATTCCTAATTCGCAGGCCAAAAAGAACTCGAAGAAAGTCCACCTGTCCTGCTTCAGTCGTTTTTTGCTTCTTCTATGTCAGTGTCTTCACCAACGCCAAACAAGAACAGCTCAAGTTCGTTCAACACAGACTCAGGCAACTGCCGTTGAAGCTTGGGGGCATCAGCAGAAACAAAAGCTTTTGAGCCGTCCTCAAGCTCTGCCATCTGGCACAGCATCTGCGTGCTGATGTCTAATGCTTCGTCAGTGCCAGAAAGGCTTTGCGCTTTTTTACGGTCAGCGCGTGTGATCGGTTTGAAAAACAGATCAACAACTTTCTTGCCTTCAGCGTTTTTTAGTTCAAACTTGCGGCGCTGGTTGAGATCAAACGCCCCAACCAGCAGATCGACGGTGCGATTTTGAGCCATTAAATAAAAGCTTGCGCTTAAATTATAGACCTAAATCATTGCAGGTTTAAAGCGATTATGCCGCTAGTGACGAAGTTGCAGGACACAGTGACTAATTCGCCAACAGTTGAAGTGATCTCCATGTCGGTGATGATGCCTGTAAAGACAGCCGAATCGCTGCCTGAGGAGGTTCCAGTTGTAAACAGCTCAAACGATGCGTCTGCAGGATCTGCTGCCGTAATGACATCTTCAAGGAACGCTGCTTGGCCTGTTGCGTCTGGGTCATAAACCAGTTCAACAGTGCCAGAGCCGGAAACCATGCTGCCAACAAAGCTGCGAAAGGTGTCGCCCTGTTTTGAAGTGTCAAGCGTTTCTTTCGTAGTGGTTAAGCTCCAACTACGAGTGCCAACGACTGTTGCATTGCTGCCGCCAGAAGCTGAAAACTGAACAGCGCCTTGTTCGCCTCGGATTGTTGCCATGGTCAGAGTTCCTCGATGGATTCAAAGGTCACACGGACCTGGGTTTGGAAGTAGCCCTCGGGTGCTGCTGAAAGCAGTGCCTCTGGACCTGTTGCAGCGTCGAAGAAAACCCCCGACACGATGACCCTATTGTAAAGGTCTCGAATCCTTTTGCCGAT